ATCCGGTTAACTTCACTCCACGTAAAGGTGTTATGACACGTTACGCGAAGAAAGTAGTTCGTCCAGAATTCTACGGAAAAGTATACGTTCACGGTCTTAATTCACTTTAATAGTTAACTTCGATTAGAACGATAATTAACGAATTAACTAATTAAAAGGAAAAGGGTGGCTTCGGTCACCCTTTTTTACTGGACGTATATTTATATTAAAAAAAGAATATGGCAGTAGAAAGACACAAGTATGAGATGTTTGCTGAAATTCGGTATGCAGGACGTCTTATTGATGTATTAGATCGAATTCGAGCTATACGTTTAGTTTTAATGGTTCATATTGAACAAGATTTAGGAAAAGATCGTGAGTTGATAAAAATTAAAATAATGACTCCGTATCCTCCTAGAAAAACATTTTTTGCAATTCGTCAAATGTGTTTAGGAAAAATTGAAACACTTAAAACGATGACACTTCGTGAATCAACGCTTACAAAATTATTTTAATCAAGGAGACAGTTATGGCTACACAAAATCGGGAAAAAACACCTCCAAAAACTGATATTAAATTTTCAATCACATTATCAGAAGAACAAAAACAAGCAAAAGCAAAAATTATAGAAACACCATTTAATTTTATTTTAGGTAAAGCTGGTTCCGGAAAAACATTGTTAGCAGTTCAAGTAGCACTTGATATGTTTTTTAAAAGACAAATCAATAAAATTATCATAACGCGTCCTACAGTATCAAATGAAGATAATGGATTCCTTCCCGGATCATTAGCAGAAAAAATGGATCCATGGTTAGTCCCATTGCGTAGCAACATGCGTAAGGTTTATAATAAATCAGAGATTCTTGATAAGATGGAAAAGGAAGAAAGTATTGAATTAGTTTCTTTAGCACATTTTAGGGGACGTACATTTGATCATGCAGTTTGTATTGTAGATGAGTTTCAAAATTTAACTAAACAACAATTACAGATGGTTGTATCTAGATTAGGTAAAGACAGTATTATGATACTTACCGGAGATCGTTATCAAATAGATTTAAAATTTGCAAATGATTCAGCAGTACACGAAGTACCTAAATTAACAAAGTCACAATATGTAAATGAAATCATATTATTAGACAACCATCGACATGAATCATTAAATGAAATTTTAAAACTTCTAAATGAAACGTATTGATATTTATAATTAAAAAGGAAAACGATGGATTACAGTGTTCAGAAACCAATTTGGCCCGGCAGTTCTTCGTTTACATCCGGATCAACTCCATTTGGATTTTTTGATACTGATGCAACGTTTCAATCTCACGCTGATAAGTTTGCAAAAATGGCTGCACAAACATTAGGATATCCAATCATGGATGTAGAAATGCAAGCAGTAAATTTTTATACTGCATTTGAAGCAGCCGTTGTTGAATATTCTAATCAAGTAAATCAAGTAAACATTGTTAACAATTTATTTAGTACATTAGGAATACAAACCGGGTCAAACTTTTTAACAAATAATAGTTTTACTGATGCGTTAATTGGTAATTCATTTGGATATATTACAAAACTTTCAAAAACATATGGCACCGAAGCTGATTCGGGAGGAAATATTAAATGGCTTAAAGCTGAAGTAGATGTAGTCCCAGGACAACAAACATATAGTTTACGTACTGCAATATCTAAATCATTAGGGATTGTATTAACAACTAGTTCGGTAGAAGTAAAACGAGTTTTACATAATCCGCCTCCGGCTATTGTAAGATATTTTGACCCATTTGTTGGAACTGGATTAGGTTCGCAACAATTAATGGATTCATTTAATTTTGGAGGATTTTCTCCATCCATATCATTTATGATGATGCCAATTCATGCTGACTTACTTCGATTGCAAGCAATTGAATTTAATGATATGGTACGTAAGTCACATTATACATTTGAAATACATGGCGATGATATTAAATTTTGGCCAATACCAACTTCAGGTACTGGTTCATCAGCATCTTCAATTTTTTACAATAAAGTATGGATTGAATTTATTTTAGATGAATCAAAAACAAATGAGGCAGCGTTATTTGGCAATGCAGCACTTATGCGAGGTGTTATTACGGACGCATCAAATATACCATATACATATCAAACATACAGCAGAGTGAATGATATGGGGCGTGCGTGGATATTTAGATACGCATTAGCACTTGCAAAAGAAATGTTAGGATATATTCGTAATAAATATTCATCTGTTCCTATACCAAATGGCGAAGTAACATTGAATGGTTCGGATCTAACATCTCAAGGACAAACAGAAAAAGAAGCATTGATAACACAGCTTCGTGAATTTTTAGAAAAAATGACTCGAGAATCTATGATTACAAGACAAAATGCAGAAGCAACACAAATGATGGAAATATATGCTAAAGTTCCATTAAAAGTATATGTTGGATAAGGAGATACAATGGCACTATTTGGTTCAATGCGAGATGCAAAATTTTTGGCATCAATCAATGCTGAATTGATTAATGCTATTGTTGATACTGAAATTGAATTTTTTAAATTGATATTGGATACCACAGAATCCAGTATTTATGGCGAATCTGATTCTAAATCATATCATGATTCTTTATTGCTCCCATGTATGATTACTAAAGATGAAAAATCCGCTGCAATGGATGATTATGGTCATACATATACTCGTACATTAACATTTGGTGTTTCTCGCGATTTACTTGAAAAAGCTGATTTTTATCCCGAAGTTGGAGATATTATATTTTGGGATAATGAATATTACGAATTAGATAACGTAGATGCAAATCAGTATTTTGCAGGAAAGAATCCAGAAACATGGCCAAATGGTGATAGTCATGGTTATAGTGTATCTGTTATTTGTAACGCACATGCAACTCGCCAAACGCCGCAAAATATTGTTGATTTACGTAGAGGTGGTACTAATAAATCATTTCCATATAAAGGATAGTAATGCCTAGATTAAATAGAAACGATATAGATCGAAAAACAAATAAACCCAATCCTAATAGTACAGAAGGATTGACGCCCGATCTTGTTTTAAATAGAGCATTACAAACAAGAAGAGATGATGATGTCGTCAAAACTAAACAGCGAACTATATATGATATTGATTATGCCATTAAATGGTATATTGAAAATGAAATTCAGCCACAAATAACTGCAAATAAACAATTACTTTCAGTGCCAGTTATTTATGCCAATGGTGAAAAATGGGACAATGTACGTAGATTAGGTTATCTCCGGGATGAAAAGGGAATGCTACAATCTCCAATAATTATGTTGAAACGAAACAGCGTAGCAGAAAAAGATGAACAACGATCATTAGATGTTAATCGACCAAATTCTGAAAATTACATTGTATCTCGTCCAAAATACAATTCTAGAAATAGATATGAGGATGTATTATTTCCTATACCAAAATATGAAAGAAAACAATCAGAAGAATATTATATTGTTGATATACCAAAATATGTTACAGTTGAATATGATATGATGATATGGTGTGATTTTACCGGGCAACTCAATGAGTTAGTTGATCAAATATTACCATATGGACGATTTTCTTGGGGGAATGAAGGAAATAAATTTCCTACGGCAATTGGTTCAATATCATTTGAAACCGTTAATACGGTAGGAGAAGACCGATTAGTTCGTGCGACAATTCCATTAACGGTGCATGGAACGTTGCTGTCTGAACAAGAAGTTAGAATATCTACAATTAAAAAAATGTATTCTGTTAAAAAATTAGTATTTGAAATGACGGTTGACGTTGATAATAATATATTTGAAACTACGCAAGTGCCAATTAAATTGCTTCAAATGCAATCTGTTATTTCTAGTGGCGGAATTGTATCAGTTTCTTCAGGCGGAACTGTAACAAATATCAATGCAACTACAATGAATTATTTAACTAATTTAACGGAACAAATTGCAACATATTCAAATACCACTACAATAACAATCGCAGCATTTGCCGCAGTAAATCCAGTAACTACTACAGTTGCATCTAAAAATGAATTTGATATATTCATTAATGGACAATATATCGATAAAGTAGTATATAATTGGACACCGAGTGATATTGCATCACAAACAATTATATTTAATACTGCAACATTGGGATATACTATAAACGCACAAGATGTTATTGTAGTTAAAGGGAGATGGGCATAATGGCAAGGCAGTTTAACTCAGGACAATTACAAACCGGATCTTTATTTAATATTTCTTCTAGTTATGCCATTACTGCATCATTTGCTTTAAATGGCGGTGGCGGCAACACGTTTCCATTCTCCGGCAATGCTGTTATTACTGGTAGCTTGTATGTTTCTGGCAGTGGTATAACAGGATCGTTATCAGGAACTGCTTCCGTAGCTTTAACGGCACAAACTGCAAGTTACGTTTTAAATGCTGTAAGTTCAAGCTTTGCATCCACGGCATCGTATGTGGTATTAGCACAAACTGCTTCATTTGTAACAGCTTCAAATGTTATTGGAACTGTAACAAGTGCCTCTTTT